TCTGGTCACATGTCGAACGGGTCTGAGGAGGATCTGCGGGGGGTCGTCGCACGGCTCGAGGCCGCGATGAAGGCCCGTGACACGCCGCGCCACGTCGATGAGGCCATCCAGCGCCTCACCGCCCTCGTGCTCGAGTTGACCGCTGAGGTGCGTGCGATGCGCGCTGAGTTCGAACCGCCCGCCTGATCTCACACGGCTCCGTTCACGATCGGCTCGATCGTCGGGATGACGAGCTTCGCCCGCGCCTCGCGCAGCGCTTTGCGGCGCGCACGGAGGATCGCGAGTTGCTCCGGGGTCAAGGGCAGCGTGTCATCGGCGATGGCGAGGCGCAGCTCCGTGTCCTCAGTGACAACGGAGCGGAGACAGTTGGGGCAGATGTCAATCCGCGTGCTCATGCGGGAACCAGATCATCGGGCGGCGGCTCGGGCTCGGGATCAGGGTCTGGATCGGGGAGCGGATCGAGGTCGGTTTGCTGAGGCATCATCGGCCTTTCTTCGCGGTCGCGTAGTGTCGGCCATAGCTGCCGCCGGCGCGGCGCTGCACGTCAAGGGCGATCGCGATACTTTGGCGCTGCGGCTTTCCACTCGCCATCTCGCGACGAATGTTCTCGGATACGGCGGCTTTTGTCTTGCTTTTGATGAGGGGCATCGCGGGCAGGCTCCCGCGTGAGTCTACGCCTGTTCAGGTGCGACGTGTCAAGTATTTGGCGGTGGCCGTCACGTTCTTGACGGCCACGCCATGCCGTGCCCCGCGGTGCCGCGCCGCACCTAGCCCTGCCTGCCAGGCCCTGCCTCGCCCGACCTTGCCTCACCCAGCCAATCCGGCCCTGCCACGCCGTGCCGTACCTCACCTAGACCCGGCTCGCCATGCCTGCCCAGCCCGGCCTGGCCTCGCCGCGACGTGCCTTACCCAGCCTTACCTGACCATGCCTGCCACGCCTGACCCCGCCCTACCCGACCGTGCCTAACCCTGCCCCGCCTGCCATGCCTGGCCCCGCCATGCCCGACCCTGCCTGACCGCACCATACCCAGCCGAGCCTGCCACGCCATGCCCAACCTAACCGGACCTAGCCACGCCACACCCCGACGGCCACACCACGCCCAGCCCCGATGAGACGGCCCTGCCCTGCCCAGCCAAGCCCGGCCTTGCACCGCCAAGCCCCACCTTGCCTGCCCTGCCTTGCCAAGCCGTGCCTGGCCGAGCCTCACCAGGCCCAGCCGCACCTGCCCTGACGCGCCATGCCAGACCACGCCTTACCTTGGCACGCCGTACCTTGCCTGCCTCGCCATGCCGAGCCCGGCCAGGCCAGGCCAAGCCTTGCCTCACCATGCCGGCCCTGCCGCACCGCGCCTAGCCGTGCCACGCCAGGCCCAGCCCCGACAAGCCTTGCCGGCCCTGCCACGCCGCGCCTTGCCGGACCCTGCCAAGCCTGACCATGCCAGCCGGGCCGCGCCCTGCCAGGCCTCACCAGACCCAGCCATGCCGTGCCGGCCCTGCCGCACCTCGCCTGGCCATGCCGTGCCTGGCCGAGCCCCGCCTTGTCTCGTCTATTCGCCGTCTCGCGCGACGTGGAACCGGCCGTAGGAGCCGTCCTTTTCCGGGCGCCACTCGCCGACCCCGACCCCGAAGCCGGCGATGTTGAACAGATTGACGATCTGTGCGGGTGACAGCGCGGTCGCGTTGAACTGCACGCGCAACGTCGTGCGCCAGGTGGGAAACTCCCCGCGGAAGCGAATATCAGCGGTCCCCATCCCGATGCGTACCATGTCTTGCCGCATCCGTGGCGTGCCGTCGATCGTGACCAGCTCGCCCACGACGTGGAACGCGCCGCGCGCTTCGGTCATCTTGATCCCGTCGGAGAACCGGCACGCGCCGACGGCTGCCGACTTGAACGCCACGCAGGGAAAGCCGTACCCGCTCCCGTCCGGCAGCTTGTACAGACTCTCCTCGTAGTCCGCCTGCGGATCTTTGGCCTCTTTGCCGGCCTTCGCTTCTTTCATCTGCTTCCTGAGCATCATCTCCTTGGCTTTGTTCGACCAGGCATGGCAGATGAGCGGGGAATCGCCGATGATCGTGACGGCGATCTCTCGGATATCAATCTGGGGAATCGAGAACGCCGCCAGCGGGGCGACGGGCTCCGGGGTGGTCGTGTCGGTCTTCGTCTTGGCCATGTGTCGTCTCGTTTCTGCGCCGTGCGTGTGGTGCGGCGCGCACCATGTGAAAGGCGAATGATATACTTTCTGGGATGACGACGATGGTGAGCGAGCTCTACACCGCGCTGAAGGCGGCCGGGGTCGATGACGACATCGCCCGAGCGGCGGCGCGGTCGGTCATCGCGATTGAAGACAAAGAGCAGTTAGCGACCAAGGCCGATCTCGCCGAGTTGAAGGCGGAGATGCTGAAGGCGATCGCGGATCTCAGCGCCCGGATGGTGACGGTGCTGGTGGCGATGACGGCGATCTTCTCGGCGATCTCCGCCCTGTTGCGCTTGGTGCACTAATGGCGTGGTGTGAGGAGCAGCGGCAGGCGTGGATTGCGGAGATGCTGGCGATCTACGGCTTCATCAACCGCGTGCATCTGCACCGGAAGTTTCGGATCTCGACGCCGCAGGCCTCGCAGGATCTCGCCCGCTTTGCGCGTCTCCACCCTGGCGTCATGCGCTATGACCGGATTCGGCGGCAGTATGTCGGACTCGGCGCGCGCTCAGTCCTGCCGCGGTGACGCGGGGTCGATCGCCGTCGCCCACTCGCCGCACCAGTCATCGGGGGCGGTGCCGGGCCAGTCGCCATTGCGGTTGGCTTCGGTGACCTGCGGCGGATAGCGGCAGCACTCACCCACGACCGGCTTACTCGCCGGCTTCCAATGCGCGCACGTCGCACAGATCCGCGTCGGGGTCACGGCGTCTCGTCCTCGGGGTCACCCGAGCGCCAGTCGGCACACCAGTCATCCGTGTAGGTGATCGGCCAGCGCGCAAAGCCGTCCTCGGTGATCAGCACCGGGGCATGATGCCGACACTCGCCACGGGCATCACCACTCGTCGTCTTGATCTCCTGCCACGAAGCGCAGCCCTCACAGAACGGTCTCACGCGAGCCATCCCAGGTCGCTCGTCGTCCCCGGCCGTGGGGCCAGGTGGAGCGTCGTGCGCTTCGGCGTGACCTTCTGCGCGAACGTCAGCGCGAGCGCGTCGGCATCATCGGGGCTATGGATGCCGCGCTTCTTCATGTCTTCCTTGCTCTCGAGCCACACGCGCTGCTGGCGATCCGGTCTGAGCCCAGGTCCGAGCAGATCGCCTTCGAGCCCTGGATGGCGATCGATGGCGCCGGTGATCAACCAGTCCTTGAGCTCCGCCCAGATATGATCTCTCATGTATCGGCGTTTCGGATTCGGACTATCCGCGCCGAAGTTCACTTCCAGGATGTTGCGATGGCCGAGCTCGCGCAGCCGCGTCCCGATGGCGCCGGCAATCCCCGCGCTATCGAGAAACAGCATCCGCACGCGATGCCCATCATAGGTGCTACTGAGTACATCGGCGAGCCGCGTCGTCAGCACGCTGGGATCTCTCGTCGCCTCGCCCGGAATGCGAATCGCCGGAATGCTGCGCGCGTCTCTCCCGCGGCGAAAGCGAATCACGTTGAAATCGGCGCCCCCCCAGGATAAATCACAGCCGGCAATGAGCGGTTCATCGGGCAGCACGATCACGTCGCGCTTCTGCGCGGCACTCACGCGCTCCTGATCGATGAACTGCGCGTCACTCGCATTGGGCGGTAAGCCGAGGACTCTGACGCGGAAGAAATCCGAATCCTCCCCGTAGTCTGCCGCCCACTCCGCAATCTGTGCCTTATTGGTGAACCGTGACGTGCGGCTATCGACGACGACGACGTGATACCGATGCCGCAACCGCCCAAAGCAGGCCTGATAGAAACTCCCGCTGCTGCGCGTGCAGTTCCCAAACAGAAACTGCATCGGCTCCCCATCGGTCAACCCACCTTCTTCAATCGTGTGGATGACTTCTGGGACGCCGGAATCTTCATCGTTGATGTAGAAGCTGGTGGAGGTCTTGGCGTGCTGTCCGGCGAAGGACTCGGAGTTTTCTTCCTTGCTACTCTGCGGTGCGCAAAACCACGAGGCGCGGTACCCCACCCGGTACATCCGATCCGCGTTGATCTCAAACCAGTGCCCGGTCTTGCAGAGCTGCGTCCACCGCTGCACCGCCGCCCACGTCTTGGTCTGCAACTGCGTGATCGTATTGGCCGTGATGGTGCCCTGGCAATGCGGCCGGGTACTCATGATCCAATCCACCAGCCACGCCGCCAGCGCGGAGCCCCCCACGCCGTGGCCCTTACTGACCGCCGCCCGGATCACCGGCACGGCGGTGCTGCCGTC